GTTGCATTGGTGACATTACCAACGATTGGCTCTTCATTACTAACTTCAATAGAGTTTCTAATTGTTGTTAAAACTGAAGAATCTAGGTTTTGTGGATTTGCAAACTCCAAGTTTGCAGAACTAACGGCATTCAAAGATCCAACAGCTATGTTTGAGTTAACGGGTTGAATGACTCTATAAGACACATTTAGCGTTGTATTGGTTGGCACTACACCAAAGCTATCATTTTCAGATAATCTTGAAGGATCGAACGTTGTACTTGATATATATTCTTTTCCAAACAAACTCATAGCAACATTTGATGGATCAGCAATAACATCAGTCTGCCCTTCTTTGCCGCTACCAAACTGTAAAATTGTTCTGTTGCGCAATCTTTCAACCACGAACTTGCGAGAAACAAGGAAAGGCTTAAGAATAGAAGGAACATTATCATTTCTGAAATTATTGTTTGTTGCTTCTTTGAAAATCATGTCTTGAGACAAATAATCAACTTCATAGTATTCATTACCTTGCGAATCTCTTACAGAGATAATTTCTGCTATGTTGTTATCGCCAATACTAACTGCTTTAAATCTCTCATACGCGCCGACTTCAACTTGTGTGCGACTAAAAAATCCAGAAACAACATTACCATAAGCTTTAATTGCATAATAAGTCGGAGCACCAGTTGTTGTATCCGTTCTCGCAACAACGATTGGGTTTTCTGGAGATCCAAAATCTACGTTCTCTGTGAGCACAAAGTTAATACCAGTATCTGAAGTAAAGCGCGAGCCTCGTTTTATTGTTGGAATGTAACTTGAATCTGGTCCGATACCTGTTGAGCTAGCTGGCACAAGCACATAAATTGCCACCTTACCATATGTTGATGGTCTTCCAGTATATTTATAGCCAAGAGTGCGACCATGACGGATAACATTATCGTATTGGTAAGCGGTATCTAAAAATGCCTCGTTAACGTTATAATCAAGATAAAAAGACATCTGGTCACCGATGTAAGCAACAGCGTCCACCATCATCGCACCGAAAGAACCTTGACTGAAATCTTGAAAGCTATCAGGGTAAAGACGTTCTGCAATACCTAACAAGTCTCTTCTGATGCCTTCAAATTCTCTATTCGTATAATTGATAGGCACTATCTTTTTTTGTTCATCTGACATTTAAAGTCCTCTCTATAAACCAGAAATCGTAAATTCTAAAATATTACGTATGTTCAAGCCAGTATAACTATAACTAATTCTAATTCCAAGTTGACCTTGATCGATATTAACTGTATTAAAACCAATATCATTTATGGTCAAACCTCTCATGTAAACGGAAGCTTGTTCTCTTATTTTACTATCGATTCTTGCATAAACAGTTTGATCGAAGTTTTCAAATAAAAACTGTCTCATTCCCACGCCATAATTAGGATCCATTACTCTTTCACCTGGGTTTGTAAGAAGCAACATTTTTAAATTTTGTTTTATAAGTTGATTGAAGTTCTTAATGTTGGCAAAGCCATCAGCAGAATTTCTAATAAGTGGCAAACTAGGAGCTAATCCAGACATATAATGTTTCCCTCATCAACTATAAATACAACCTCGTTTGCTTTTTAGTCGCAAAGATTTCCATTAGCATCAAATGGATTAGTTCTTAATTTACGACGCTTCCACCACGGCAACAGTCTTTTGCCAGGAGCAGGGCGTAAAGCTTCTCTTAGTTTTTTAAACTCTATTTGTGCTGGCGAGCTTTGGTTTCCAAACTCTGCGTTATCAAAGTCGCGAGAATTGTAATAATTTTTGAACAGCTTTTTGATTCTATAAGTTGAATTCTTCAACAAATCTTGATCCCAATTGTCCCACTCAAGAACCCCTATCCCGCCAAACAATCCAGGGGCTCGATCTTTATAAGACGCCCATGCACCATCGGGAGCAGTTGCTTCGTATTCCGTTATATTTCCAAATATATCTTGAGTTTGTGTTGGCTCTCCAAATTTTTCAATTTCAATTCCATTAACTTCTGTCGTTGTTATTTGGACCCCCGGCTTTCCACCAAAATCAAAGTCTAATGATCGTTTAAATGTTTGACCTTTTTCAACGGTTACCTCGCCAATAGAAGGCAACATTGCCACATCGTTATAAATGGCAGCTATTGCTACAAGTTTATTGAAACCAAAAACATACTGACTAGCAAGAATATAATCTTTATCTTTCTTTAAATGGTTTATTAAACAAAGTAAATTTAAACTATCGCCAGTTAGATTTTTGAAATCAGATAACGGAAGATCAAGTGCATCAATTTCAACAGAAGTTATTTCTCTGTAAATACCATTATAATACGTCCCAAAAGCTAAACCGTATCTAACACCAAGTTTACCTTCGATACCAACAGCATTACCACTTTCGTCCTCTATTAACCTCATGTCGCCAGGATAAACTTCGGAGATTAATAAATCAAGATTTTCATTTGAAGTTATTTCTGATGAAGCTTCTGTTGGGCTATACCTCTCTCCATTGATTGAAATATATTTTTGTAATGCGAAAGGCTGTGCCTGATCGTAACTAAATCCGCTACCGTACTCTGGAACGTCACCAACTTTAACTTCTACAATATTCGCAAATGGAGTTAATATATCTTGTGATGCTTCTTCGTCATGATATTCCCCAGCCATGTAAATTGGAAGACCAGTCGTTGAATCGATGTGAACATGATAATAGCCAATATATTCTTGTCCAACTGTTCTAGTTCCTTCATTTGATTCTGAAACAGTTAGTTGTGCTCCGTTTGTGTAATAAGGCTCCTCAACTTCCTCGTTTTCTTCGTAAGGAATCGTTGGCAAGTCTCCATTAGTCGCGGAGTAAGTCCCATCAACATTTAATGATTCGTTAAGTGTTAGTGTCGAACCTTGACACATTTTTTCAAAAATATAATAATCTAAATCAAGGATGTCTGGCTCAAGATTAATACGTTTTAAATTAACCATAAAGTTCTTGCCCATCTCATTTAATTGCTGGACAACGAAATCTGTTAATATTAGTTTTGCATCTTCTTCTGTGTCCCTAACAGCTTCAAGATTTTTCTTTTGTCTGTAATTTTTAAGGTTAGTTAAGCGGTTAATTTCACCAATCTCAACTGCTTCTTTTCTTTCTTCTTTGTAGGGATACTCGTACTCTTCTTGGAGGTCGTTTAACCTAAAGAGCGCATCTAAAACTTCAGGTGGAGCTTCGATTTTTCCAATATCTACAAGATAAGCATAAGTCTGAACTGACTGCTCTAAGAAAGAATACCAGAATTCATCGTCGCTGAAAAGGTTGAAGATCTCCCACGGAGGGTTTTTAACATCTCTAAATGACTTTTCCATGTTCTCAACAATAAAAGAAGCATAAACAGAGCTAAATATCTGCGGGAACTTTGGAGCAAAACGAGAAAATGTTGGGAGAGTCTTAATCATGCTCGCGCTAATAAAGATGCGTGTTGCTGCCATAATAAGCCCTTGCATACTGGCTTTGGCAGCACGAGTCATAACTCTGTTATACGGAAGCTCAACTATGCAATCTTCGTCGTATTTTAATCGCTCATCTTCTGGGATGTTGGGATAAATTTCGTCTATCATATCTTGAATAGATTCAAAATTAACAACATCTGCAATTTGTGGCTTGCACGCACTTAACTCAGGAAAGAATACATCCACCACACCCATCCAACCTTCAGGCGTTTGTGGCTTGATGTATAGTGGTGGACTAACATAATTTCCACCGTACTTTGCAGGATCAAGATAAAAGATTCTAGTTTTATCTGGCGTTTCAGCAATATCATTTTTGTATTGATCATAGCTGATACCCAAGATCATGTCTCTATTTGAATATCCAGTATCAGCATACGGAACCCATTCACCGTCTTGGTTGATACCATATGCCGTATCTTCTTCTGTTAAGTTCTCAAACTGCGCACCATAATTCCAAGCACTTTGGTCGCTTTCATAATCCGAGATTGTAGTAAAAACAGTTTTTGAGAATTGTTTTATTACTTGCGCACGTAGTTTATTGACATCTGAAATTGTAATAGAATCATCGTTTTTCATTTCCAGCATTTCTTTGAATAAAGTTGATTGAGGCGGGTTTGCTGGCTTGTCGCCGCCGAACTGACCTATAAAACTTGGGTAGTTATCATTTAAATATAACTCCATACTATCGCCATTAGGAGCAATTCTCGTTAAAGTATTGTCAACACCAATAAACTCGTATTTTAAATCTGTGATAATTGAAGGATCTTTCTTTTCGGCTGTTGAAGTTACTGCATCTGAGCTTATTTCGTCGTCTTCTCCTTCAAATACTGGAGGAATTAAATCACTATTAATTTCATTTACTTTTGCATTTTGGTTGTTGTAGTCGTAAATTCTAATGCGTACATTGTCGCTAAAGATGTTTTCTACAGATCCAGATTCATTTAAAGCTAAATCCCCAAAGAAACTTTGAAGCTCGAAGCCCCAACTAAAATCTGATTCATCAGTAGCTTTTAATCCTTTTGCATTATCATAATAAGTAAAAGATAAATCAGGTTCAGCTTTTCTTGGCAAATAAGTAAACTGAACTTCTTCTATTTTACCATCAGACTCTATTGGCTGAACATCTACATTATATCCAAGGTCAGGTATACCGAGAAGATCGACACTTCCAAATATACCATCCATGCCAAGCTCTTTCAGC